CTGTTGAACAGTACAACAAATACATGGCGGAGTTTGGTTTGTCGCCTTCGAGCCGTGCGCGGTTGCCGGTGACAGGCGAGCCAACGAAGAAAAAAGAAGGGCCGGTCGATTGGTCGGCAGGACCGCCTCGGCTAACCGTGGTGGATATGAAAAAGAAAGGGTAGTTATATGACGACGAAAAAGGGGACAAAGAAACCGGCGCTCGCAATTGTGCCGTCGGATTCGGTGTTAACCGAAAAGCGCCGGGCCATCGAGTCGCTACTCGCGGCTGCTGAGCGTGAACATGAACAACATAAGGCGGCGGCGGAATCGGCGATGAATCAGGCGGAGGCGCATCGCGGGAATATGTACGCGGCTGCGGGCGGTGTGCGCGCGTACCGGTTGGCGCTCGAAAAGTTTGGTGCGGCGGAGCCGGTGAACGTGGAGATCGATAGCGCCGAATGACCATCGCCGAGCAAATAGACATCTACGGTATGCCGCTAGACGGGACTTCTCATCCGTCGGCGTTGGGGTGTCCTGCGTCGAAGCATCCGCAATATAAGAAGGCTGCGAAGCTGCTGGCGAAAGAAAAAGACGACGCCACTCTTTGCGCGATGTTGCGATGGAGCGATGTATTTGCGGTGTTGGCGGGATGCCGATATTCGGCGGAGCTAGCCGCATGGCCAATTCTGTTTGCGGAGTGTAATTGTGTATACGACAAAGGACCGTTACGCGGTCAACTCGTGCGGCTGTTGCCTTTTCAAAAAGACATCCTCTCGAACCTGTTCGGATGGATTCGCGAAGACGGTACTCGCCGATTCCGCCGGGCGTTTATCGAACTCCCAAAGAAGAACGGCAAGAGCTTCTTGTGTTCAATTATTGCGCTAATATTGGCTGGCGCGGACGGTGAGGGCGGTGCGGAAGTTTATTGCGCGGCGAAGGACCGTGAACAGAGCAAGCTAGTGATGGGTACGGCCATGAATATGGTGAAGCTATCGCCGAACCTTCAAAAGATGTTTACTATCATCAGGTCCACTCACCGGATTCTGCACGAGCAATCCGGCTCGATATTGAAGGCGATTAGCGCAGACGCTGGCAGCAACGAAGGCATGAATATCCACGGGTTGATATTCGACGAACTGCACGTCCAGAAAAACCCGGCGTTCTTCCGAGCGTTGATGTACGGTGGCGCAAGCCGAACCCAGCCGATGCAAGTTATCATCACGACATCTGGCCATGACCGCGCGAGCCTGTGTTACCAGGAGCATGAGCGGGCTATGTCCATCATGTCGGGCACAGACCAAAGCGAAGACTGGAGCCGGTTCGCTTACGTGTCGGCTGCGGAATTGGACGGGGATTGGGCCGACCCGAAACAACATCGCCGCGCAAACCCTGGACTTGGTATCACGATCCAGTTGGACCAATTCCAGGAAGACGTGATGAGCGCGACGCAATCGCCGAGTGAACAAAATGGATTCAAGCGATACCGTATGAATATTTGGACTGAGCAAAGCGATCTGTGGTGTGACATGGCTCTATTTGACCAATGCGATGAAGCTCAAGACGCGACGGCGCTGGCAAATCGGTTGTGTTATGCAGGGATGGACTTGTCGGCAACGCAGGATTTGAGCGCCGTCGCGTATGCGTTCCCGCCGTTAGAACCGGGTGGTGAATGGGATTGGGTTGTGCGGACGTTCTGTCCCGAACAGAGCTTATTGAGCCGCGCGCAAAAGTGGGGTGTACCGCTCGATTTGTGGGCGGAGCAAGGATGGTTATTGACGACGCCTGGCAACTACATCGACTACCGCGCGATTCGCGCACAGATAAATACCGACCGCGAAAAGTATTTGATTCATCAACTTGGATATGACGAAAAGTTCGCGCGCCACATCGCGATTGAATTGACCGAGGAAGACGGGATCGAATGTGTACCACTTCACCAGGGCGCGGCGAAAATGACGTTGCCGATGATGGAAGTGTTGAAGCTATTTGGTGAACGCCGAATTATCCATGGCAACAATCCGCTTGTGCGGTGGGCTTTCTCGCATATGGCCGCGAAGACATTCCCTGATGGCGGCGTGCGGCCGGACAAGGACGGGAGCGGCGGCAAGATTGACCCAGGCGTGGCCATTTTCATGGCGATGGAACGGGCGCTTGTGAACCTTGAACCGGATGACGGACGGAGCGTTTATGAGGATGAAGGGCTTTTGATTATTTGAGGAGGTTTTTGTTGTATGAAAGACGATTTTCTACCCGCATGTGGCGCTATTGCGCCGGTTTGGGTTGTGGGAGCAAGGAATAAGGATCGGCGCCATAAACCGTGAATGACTCCACTAAACAAATTCCTTTACAGCCGCAACCCGTTGTGGTAGAATTATGTGTGGAACGGTGCATTCGGCGAGTGAAATCTATTCGCGAACAGAGCTATCAGGCGTCGCGGGTATTGAAAACATTGGCGGGTCAGATTGATTCGCACATTAGAGACTTGGACACCATACTATCACAATTTAATTCTGACGGGGACTAAGACCTTTTAGTCATCTACGCCCCACCAATGATCCTTCAGGGGTCATCGGTGGGGCGTTTTTTTTGGAGTTTTGGTGATTTGGACGCTCATAGCGTTAGGAAGTTTAGCGATAGCGGTGGCTCTGTGGGAGCTTCGCCGGTGACTTGCTCTTTGATAGTTGAATCCACAAAGGCGGATTTGTGCTAGGAACGTTAAAGAAAACCATAGGGCGATGGGCGGCGGACGAACTCCGCGCGCATCCTAGCGCGCAAGGCGATCCCGTTCTCAAAGAATGGTTTGGCGGCAAAGACACCGCAAGCGGAGAAATCTACACACCTACGCAGGCGATGCGCTTCTCAGCAATTTACGCCTGCATCAATATGTTGTCAGAAACCCTTCGAGTATTACCGCTTCACCTATACCAGCGAAGCGCCACCGGCAGCCGAAAACGGGTACGGGTTGACGATCACCCTGTCGCTCAGATGTTCCGCCACGGTCCCAATCCGCACATGGACAAGGGCACTTTCAAATACCTGATGATGCGCCACATGCTCGTGCACGGGCAGAGCTTTTGGGAGCAGGAGCGCGACGGTGGCGGAAGATTACGCGGATTGTGGCCGCTCGCGCCAGACAGAGTAAGAGTAGTGGTTGATAGGCGAACCCCTACCTATTTATTTGACGCATTCACCGGCGAAGGGGGCCGGGCCATTCAACGCCAAAACATGTTGCACGTATTCAACCAGACCAGCAATGGATGGACAGGCGTCAGTCCGTTACAAGAAGTTCTTGAAAGCGTTGGCAGCTACATCGCCACAGAGAAACTTGCCGCGACCTACTTCAAAAACAACGCGGTCCCGCAAACGATCCTGTTCAAAAAAGACAGGCCACTAAGTCCCGAGGCGCGGAAGCGTATCACCGCTGAACTGGAAGACGCGCACAGGGGCGTCGAGAACTCGCATAAATTCGCGATGCTCCAAGAGCCGTTTGAAATCAAGCAACTAGGATTGACGCTCGAGCAGGCGCAGATGATTGAGGCGCGACAATTTACGACCGTAGACATGGCGCGGATATTCAATCTTCCCCCACACATGATCCAAGACCTCACCCACGCGACCTTTTCAAACATCGAGCAACAGAGCATCAACTACGTTGTGTATAGCGTGCAACCGTGGCTATCCGCCATTGAGAACGTCATCAATAAACAACTCTTGTTGATGAACGAGCAAGACGAATTCTTTTGCGAATTCTCTGTTGAAGGACTGCTCCGAGGCGACGTAGCCGCGCGCGGACTGTGGTATCAGCAAATGATTTTAAGCGGCGTGATGAGCCGCAACGAAGTGCGCGACCTCGAAAATATGAACCCGATTGACGGCCTAGACGAGATGCTCGTGCCGATGAATATGGGCGGCGCGAACGACGAACCCAGCAAAGGGCCAGAGCAAGACGGCGACGCCAAGACCCGGCGCGCAACAGATATCAATACACTCGAATTCCGCGAGCTTGCGGCGCTACCTATGGCCGAGGCGCGCGGCGCTTACGAGACGAGAGCTAAGAATCGGCTTGCGTTACGCGACCAATATAGGCCGATAATTCGAGAGCAATATGGGCGACTGGTACGGCGGGAAGTAGACGCCATCGGAAAAGCCGTCAAGCAATTTATGAACGAACGCAGCGAAGCCGACTTCCTTAAATGGCTCGATAGCTACGCGGAAGACCTACCTAAGCAATATCGCGACCTACTCGAAACAACCATGCGCGGATACATGGACGCAACCGCCAAGACGGCGCTAGAAGAGGTCGGCGTGCAAGGCGTGGATATGGACGACTTCTTTGAAGATTACATCCGCGTTCGCGCCGAAACGGAAGCCGCGAAACTGGCGAACGAAATCCGCGCCGTGATGGATGTAGCCGCCGAAAACGGCAAAGACCCATCGGCGGAAATCAAAGGGCGACTCGAAGAATGGCTCGAAAAGAAAGCCGACAAATTCGCGGAGAACGAAACGATACGCGCGAATAGCGCAGCCGCGCGCGAGGCAATGGAGCGGGGCGGCGTGGTACGGTTGCGATGGGTGGCTGTCGGAAAAAACTGTCCATTGTGCGCGAGCCTCGACGGACAAATAGTAGGCGTGCGCCAGGCGTTCGTAAATAAAGGCAGCGTACTTAATCCCGGCGGCGCGAATTCGTTAACCGCGCATCAAAACGTACTCCATTCACCATTGCATCGGGGATGCGACTGTTTTGTGTCACAGGCCTAAGGAGCCAGGTATGAAGATTGAATATTGGCGTAACTTTCCGATCACGGAATTACGCGCCGAAAGCGACGACAACGGACGGCGGATTAGCGGATATGCAGCGACATTCGATCAAGAGGCTGTCATAGGCGGCCAATTTCGTGAGGTAATTCGCAAGGGCGCATTCACCAAAACGATTGCAGAAGGCGATGTAGTCGCGCTGGCGCATCATGATAAGAGCAAACCATTGGCACGAACAAGCAACGGGTCACTCGAAATCCGCGAAGACGAAAAAGGGCTTTCGTTTTCCATTCGGGAAGGCGACACAACCCATGCCATCGACACCGCGAAAGATGTGGCGCGCGGTAACGTGCGTCATATGTCTTTTGGGTTTGAGGCCGTCAAAGACGAATGGACCGAGGGCGGTATCGACGGAAACAAACGAACGCTTCCTTTGCGCGAATTGCGTGAGGTCCGATTGTTTGAAATATCGCCGGTGACATTTCCGGCATACGGTGGAACTAGTGTTGAAGCGCGCGGAGGCGATAACCTCGAATCCCGCGCCGAA